CTAGCTAAGTATAGCAATATACTATACTACTTTACTATACTATACAACAATATACTATACCAACTTACTATACTGTATAGCTATATGGGGGGAGGGGGTAGCAACGGGGGGGGACAGCACAATTGAGATTGATCCATAAGCCATTTTAAAAAAATCACAGATGTTTGGCCCAACTCGCCATAGCCGCTGTCCTTGGCGTAAGCTCTAGTTTACGCGGGTAGAGGATTAAACAGAGGTCGCGTCAACACAGTTGCGACGTAAGTTGCTGTAAAGGACGGGAGAAAGGGTGTAAAGGTTGTGGATTAATTTGAGATAGTTGTAATGTAGTTATGTTCATAGAGATAGGTAGTTTGTTTTATTACGAACAAACTGCTTGCATATCTAAGGGAATATGAAATAGATGGGGTATGCCTAAGAGGAAGATTAGTGATCTATCTAAGTCGGTAGCCGCAAATGCAAACAATGTTGGTAACTTCATTGAGAGGCGTGATCCGGCGTTGGCAATTAAGGCACTAGAGATGTTGGCCGAAGGGGAGAGTTTTAATAGCATTAATAAGAAGCTGGGAATGAAGTGGGAAACTGTGGCTCGGCTGAAAGCGCGGCATAAGATGGCTCTCAATGAACGCAGGGCTTCGCTGGCAGAGGATGCCCTAGACATTGTAGAGGGGTTGCGGCTCTTGCAGAAGGAGAAGATGCGGATGCTAGCGGAAGACCCAGAGCAATTGGCTAGGACTAACATACGAGACCTTACACTTCCGTGGGGGATAGCTAATGATAAGTTCCTGTCGGCTATGGGAGAGAACAGGGTTGTGGTTGAGCATAAGACCAGTGCCCCGAGTTTAGAGGATGCTATGAAGGCTATTGAGCAGGCTAGGGCCAACATGAAGGCGTCGTCTATTGAGGCGGTAGTAACCGAGATAAAGGAATGAGTTTGCTTTGGGCCTACCATGAAGTGTTGAAGCCGCCGAGTGATGCGGAGCTGGCTTCCATGTCCCCAGAGGATGTGCTGAAGCTGCATGAGCTCTATCACTCGGCAATTGCGAATAGCAAACGAGATAACTATCGCTATGGCTGGAAGTTGCCGCATTGGAAGGATGCCGAGGAGTTGATGGCTTTGCATTCCGAGCTTCTGGTTAGCGGAGGCAATCGGTGTCTAGCTGGAGAGCAGGAAGTCTACGATCCCGTGCAAAAGAAAGGCCTCCGCGTTGATGGAATCACGGAGGCCTTTCATGTTGAGGCGTGGGATGAGTCTACGCAGCAATTTGTGGTAGCTCAAGCCGAGAAGCCTTTTCAAAAGCCTGCTCAGCGGTTAGTCCGTTTTTCTCTAGCCAATGGACAAACTCTATCTTGCTCGGAGCAACATCTAGTTCTAACTCCTTTTGGATGGAGAGAAGCAGGCTGGCTAAATGAAGGAATGAGCATTTGCGGGCCTCTGGAAAACCTTTTAGAATTGCGGAAGCCCGAATCCGAGCTAACCCAACCGGAGTCCACTTCGGACATTGCCCAGCTAGCGTCTTTGCCAGATGCTTTGCATTTGAGTCAAACAACTCAAGGTTCTCTATCCGATTGTCCTTTTTGTCGTTGTTCTTGTGATGAACGACTTCTGTTGGCAGAAGGTTGCGACCCAAGTGTTTCTCCATCACGATCCGATGCTCTTGGATGTATTTCTCCTTTCGGTAGTAGCGACCATCAGCTTTTATCCGGCGAGCCTCATTTAGCCTTTGGCATTCAGGATGATCTGGACACCAAATGTGGATATACCCATTCTTATCCACAATCCGTCCGCCTTTCCATTCTGGATGCTCTTCGCCAGCGCGGGGACCCGTTCGCTGACACTCTATGCCGTGCTTCCGGCACGCCTTGTAGATCGACTTGGCGCTTATTCGTGGATCGACTTCGGCAGCTAGTTTGTCGGAAATCTTCTGTTGAGTCCAACCAGCGGAAATCAATCCGCGAATGCTATCAATCGGGTAATCAATGCGATGTTTCATACGGTGTTAATAGTGTAGCACACATTCGCATTGTCAAGGTCGATTACCTCCGAAATGATATTGTGTGGGATTTTGAGGTGCCAAAGTACAGGAACTATGTTGCGGGCGGAGTCATCTCACACAACTCTGGGAAAACGTGCTTTGCCGCCAATGCCATTGTGAAGTCGGCTGTTGAGAACCATAATTCCACCATCATGTGCTTTGCACAGAATGCGGATGTGTCTATTCGCCAGCAGCAGTCTGCAATCTATGATGCCTTGCCCGAGGAATACAGAGTGAAGGTGCTGGGCACAGAAGAGAACATCTCTTACACGCGGAAGAATGGCTTTAGCAAGTCGAGCCTCATCCTGCCTAACAGCAAGAGTTCAATCATCTTCAAGACCTATGCACAGTTCTTGAACAACGACACCATACTTGAAGGTGCTGAGTTGGGATGCCGCGATCCTAAATGGCTCAACATTGGAGCGTGGTGCGACGAGTATTTGATTGGGCCTGAGCTTCTGGCTACGCTACGGTTCCGCTTGGCTACACGCAATAGCAAGCTTGTGGTTACGTTTACGCCCATTGATGGCTACACAGAGGTTGTGCGTGACTATGTGCAGGGGGCTGAGACGTTGCGTTCTAAGGAGGCAGAGCTTCTTTCTGGACGTGCCGTGCCCTATTTGCAGAAGTCTAAGAATCGTGATGCTGGCATCATCTACTTCCACAGCAAAGACAATCCCTTTGGAGGATATGAGCGTATCTCAAAAGACTTGGCTGGTAGACCGGAGAATGAGATTCTAACCCGTGCGTATGGCATTGCAACGAAGTCAATGTCCACGAAGTTCCCCAACTTTTCCCGCGAGGTGAACGTCATTCCCCATGAGAAGATTGACCTAAAGAACAAGACCAAGTATATGGTTCTTGATCCTGCTGGCAGAAAGAACTGGTTCATTTGCTGGGTGGCTATTGACGAAAGCGACACTTGGTTTGTCTATCGTGAATGGCCGGACAGCAACGTAGGTGATTGGGCTAAGTGGCATGGCGGCAAGTGGTCAAGCGGAGAGGCCGCAAAGGGACTAGGCTATGGCATCAAGGACTATGTTGAGTTAATCACCGGAATGGAGTCTGAGACAAACGACATCATTTTTGAGCGGCTTATTGACCCACGGCTAGGTGCTGCCAAGTACCAGACGCAAGAGGGCGCGTCGTCCATCATAGAAGACCTATCGGATGCTGGGCTTGTGTTCATTCCCGCTCCCGGCATTGACATTGAGGATGGGCTTCAAGCGTTGCAGACCAAGATGTCTTACAACAAGAAGAAGCCAATTGATTCAATCAATAGACCGCATTTCTATATTTCAGATAGATGCCAAAACATCATATCGGCATTGCAGGAATACACAGCAGAGGGCGGGCAAGAAGAAGCTTGGAAAGACCCTATTGATGTGATACGATACTTGGCGGTGAGCGGGGCTAATTATGTTTCTCCAGATTCTATGAAAACCAAGGTTGTATCACAAGGCGGCTACTAATGAAAAAAACTAAACTTAAAATCAAAGCTCCAGTTGACATTGAAGAGGCACAACCTATTGAGTTGGAGGCCGTAGAAGAACCAAAGCGTATGCACGTCTTTGCGGCAAAGGTGCTAAGGCAAGCAATCAATCCACAGTGGATTTACTGCGTTGCCATTGAGCAAGACCTTGGATGCATCCATGTTGCTATCCCGCGCCGTATGACCAATAAGCTTGTCGGCAAAAACATTCAAGTTGAATCAATCACCGACATTACAGGAACCTCCTATCGCTATGTTCAAGGACAACCACATTGATCCAACAACGGACAAGAAGTGGTTGTTAAGTCATTCTGATAGGCTTATAGCCTATGAGTATGCGGTTACGGCAAAGAACAATAGCACCGCAGAGGTTTTTCCTGACGAGCTTGCGGATAAGATAGGCCGTCCTAAAGAATACGTCACCAACATCATAAAGAACGCCATGTCTCACGCAAAAGCGTGCTATCATAACACCTAACACTATGCAAGAAACAAAGTCTCAGCACGCTCTCACATTTGTTGACCAAGAAGGTCCTGACGTTGTTGTGCTGCGCGGAGCGTATGATAAGACGCTCACTGAGCTTTCTACCTATTTTAGCCAATGCATTAGCAGTGGGGATAATCGTCGTTGCAGTTGGCCGGGTAAGTCTATTGATATGCGTAAGCATGGGGCTGACGCCTTCCCTTGGGAGGGTGCTTCTGACACTGAGGCACGCATTATTGATGAGCGGATTAATAACTATGTGTCTTTGTTTACGGCATCGCTTGCGCGTGCAAACATCCGCGCCTATCCTATTGAGCATTCTGACGCTGGTAGAGCACGGGTAGTTAGCGCATTCTTAAAGTGGATGGTGGCTTCTTACATTCCTCGCTTCAAAGAGGAGATGGAGCTTGGGGCAAACTACTTCCTAGAGCGTGGGCTAATGATCACCTACATTGGCTGGGAGCGCACAGAAAAGAAATATCTCCAGAAGATTGATCTGAATCAAATTGCAACCAACTCGCCGGATTTGGCTAGGCTCATTATCGACGGCAAGAATGACGATGAAATCATCGAGATGTTCAAGTCGGTATATCCAAACCTAGTAGACAAACGCGCAAAGAAGGCGTTGAAAGAGCTTCGCAATGAGGGCGTCAGTGAGATTCCCGTAACGCGAATGTCGGTTGATCGTCCGTTCTTGCAAAGCTGTGCTCCTGACGGAGACGTGTTCTTCCCGTCCTACTGCATTGACCCACAGCGCGCCCCGTATGTTTTCTATCGCACATTCCTATCGGTTCAGGAAGTGTTGTCCCGCGTCACCTCAAGCGGATGGGACGAGTCTTGGGCGGAATACATCTGTTCCAAATATCGGGGCGTAAACACCTACAATCTGGATGGCGTGTACGGAAGTCGCGGCAGTACCAGCAATCGCACTCGGCAGCAATACAACGCCAGTGAACTCATTGAGGTTGTCTATTCGTTCCAGCGTCTCATTGATGACGAGGACGGCTCCGAGGGCATCTACTGCACGGTTTTTCACCCCAAGTTCTCTGGTGCCAGTGACGTAAAGGGGTATGCCAAGTTTGAGCTTCTGAACGGGTACAACGACTATCCCTTCGTTGTCACACGCCTTAGCAACAGCTCCAAGCGGATGTATGACGTTGAGACGTTCTCCGACCTTCTTCGCGGGCCGCAGGATCAAGTGAAGGCAGAGCGTGATAGCCGGACCGATCGCAACAGTTTGGCAACTTTGCCGCCAATTCTCCATCCCCCCGGCAATGCGCCTACGGACTATGGCCCCGGCAGATACATCCCGATTCGTCGTGCGGGCGAGATTAGCTTTGGCCCTACGCCACCCTACAATCCCGGCTCAATTGAGATGGAGCGCACAATGATTAGTGCGGCGGATAAGATTGTCGGACTTGACGTTGCCGATCCCCTGTCTTCGATTCGCCAGCAGTATTTTGTAAACAAGTTTCTATCGCACACTCAGGATGTCATCAAGATGGCGTTCAAGTGCTATCAGCGATTTGGCCCCGATCAAGTGTTCTTCCGCGTAACGGGAGTTGCTGATCCAATGCAATTCGATAAGGGTAATCCAGATGAGGACTTTGACATCAAGATTAGCTTTGATGTCTTGAATAATGATCCAGAAACGCATGAGGCGCGACTAGCTCAATTTGTTCAGTTGCTTCAATTGGACAAGAATGGCCGTATTAACACTGACAGTTTGCTTGAGCACATGGCTGGGTCTATTGACCCAATCATGGCTGACGCCGTTTTGCAGCCAGCAGAGCAAGCATCGCAGCAAGTGGTTAAAATGGTCACTGACGATTTGGCTAAGATTTTCGCTGGCATTGAGATGCCCGCACGTCCTAACGGTGCTCAAGTTGCCCTACAAGTGATCCAGCAATATGTCGCACAGCAAGACGTGGCTCAACGGCTAGAGCAGGACGAGACATTCCGTGGCCGTCTAGAGAAATACGCCCAGCAGTACCAATTTGCCCTCACTCAGATGCAAAATGCTCAGATTGGCCGCATTGGAACAGCTCCAGCGCAAATGGGGCAAATGAACACCCAGAATGTTCAGTAGGCTCAGTGGCCTAAGTTGCCAGTGGCTTTCACTTCGTGATGAATCTTATTCGATCCTAATTTAAAGCGGGAATAGTTGCTACGCAAAATCAAAAGAACCCCCAAAGAAAGGGGGAGTTTGAGGGGGATTTGTGAGTTGTTGTCAAGCAAAAAGTGTTGACAGGTAATTTTTATTATTATTTCTGATAAGACATGAATATTTTCAATAAGAAGCATCCACTTGAGCAGCAGATGGCATTCCTCTCGGATCGCGAACAATTCTTGGATTTCTTAGATTGGATTTCCGCTGGTCGTGAAAGTGCCATTAGCCAACTGCAACGAGCACCAGAAGGACGGCTTCGTGAGATTAGTGGAAAGATTCAGGTGTACGACGAAATCCTAGGGCTTTGCAATTACAACAATTTGTTAATGAAGCGTGCAGTTCGTATGTCTCACGGATTGCCCGCATAGTCTTGTGATATACTGACAACCTCGCAATGCCCGTGGCGTAAAGACGGCAATCATAATGTCAAACGAAGTTCCAACGGCTAGCGCAGGAGCCGACCAAAAACCTGTGGTTAAGAATATATCTAGTAGCGAGCTAGTCGCTATGCGGTATCGGTCTATGTCTGATGCTCAAAAGGCGCAAAATCCGCCCAAACAGCAGCAGCAAGAGACCAAAGAGGTGGTTCCCGATGACACGGAAGCTCCAAAGGAAGAGGTGCGGCAAGAAGAGCCTGCTCCAATTTCTTCGGAACCAAATGTCAAAGAGGAACAAAGAGTTCTTTCTAAGGACGTTGATTTGGATTCCATGAGTGAGATAGAGCTTAGAGAGCTTTCCCAGAAACTCGGTAGCAAGGCTGTTGCCCGTTACGGTGAGCTAACCGCAAAACGAAAAGCTGCTGAGGAACAGTTGGAAGCTCTCAAGGCCGACATCGCTAAACGTAGTTCAAACCAGTTAGAAGCCACGGTTAAGGACAATCCTTATGCCAACATTGACAATGCTACTGACCTAAAGTCTAAGTATCAAGAAGTCACTGAGGTTATCGACTGGGCCGACGAATTGCTCGAAAAGGGCGAAGACCTCGGGGCCGAAGATGTTCTGACAAACGTCAACGGCAAGGATTACAGCAAGCGCGAAATCAAGGACGCACTACGCAAAGCCCGAAAAGCTAAGGAAATCTACTTGCCCGATCAGGACAAGCAGATTAAAGTCGGAGAAGAACGAAAGTCCTTCAAAGAAGCCTTGGTTAATCAGGCTAAAGCGGAGCTTCCTTGGTTGCAGGGAGAAGACAATGATGTGCGAAAGCAGTATGAGGCAATGATTAGTGACGGGCGATTGAAGGACATCGAAAAGATGATTCCTGAACTTGCGCCGCAACTGCCCTACTTGTTGGCCCACGCAGCCAATAGCCTGTATGCACGTCGCTCCGTTGACGTAAAACAATCGTCACGCATCTCCCCGCCATCTCCAGTGGTTAGCCAATCAGCAGATTCCAATAAGCCTGAAACCCGTCAGTCTAAGGCTTTAACTGATCTCTCCAGCCGCTTCGGTAAAAGCGGTAGCTACAAGGACTTCAAAGCAATTCGTGCTCTTCAACACTCTAAAATCTAACTATCATGGCTTTTTCTAATACTTATAATGTTACTAATCCCGGCTCTGGGGTCTCCAATCGCGAAGACCTCACGGACGTTCTGACCATTCTGGCCCCCGAAGAGACTCCCGTTCTCTCGTTGGCTAACAAAAGCAAGGCTACGGCCACCTTCAATGAGTGGACTGTGGACACGCTGGCTACGCCATCGGCCACTGGCATTCAGGAGGGCGCGGATATTTCCTCCTTCACTGACAAGTTCACTGGCCGCGCTCGTCTCGGCAATTACATCCAACTGTTTCGCCGTGACTTCATGGTGAGCCAGCTCCAACAGGCCGTTGAGTCGGTTGGTCCGGCTAAACTTGCCGAGGCCGAGGCGAAAGGCGTCCGCGAAATCAAGCGCGATATGGAAAAGGTGCTTTGCGGCGATCAAGACCGCTCGGTTGAAGACGGTTCTTCGGCCCGTTATGTCAGCCGTGGTTTGGGTCTCTGGACCTCTAACACGCCCGGCTCTGACGTTCCAAGCGGTTTCCGTACCCCCACCGCTTCCATTCATGGAACTGGCACGTTTACGGAAAATGCCCTCAACGGTTTGATTGCCTCCATCTACACGCAAACTGGTACGATTAACAAGCTCTCGCTTGTCGCTGGTACGGTTCTTCGTCGTACGATTAGTGGTTTTGCCCGTTCGGACAACAATAGTGCGGAAAGCGTCTATCACGTCAATCAAATGGCGACTGACAAGGAAATCACGCTTGCAGTGAATACCTATGACAGCGACTTTGGCATCATTACGGTGATTAACGGCAATCCAGCGTGCTTGCCAGATTCGTCCCGTGGCTACATCATCAATCCCGACTATATCGGTGTTGCTGAGTTGATGAGCCTTGGTTCGACTCGGGTTCCCGATCAGGGTGGTGGTCAACGTGGGTTTGTTGACGCTGCTGCTGGTCTTCAGGTCTTCAGTCCTCTTGCCCACGGCAAGATTACTGTTGTCGCCTAATTAAACAGTTGCTATCAAAAGCCCGTGTGGTAGAATACTGCACGGGCTTTTTTATGGAAATCATTACGTCAATCCCAAGATATTCAGACGGTGAAGTCAATCGTGCGTTGATGCGCGAGATTACTACGGGCATTGCGCTGAAAGAGGCTTGGGAAAATGAGCGTGAAAAGATTTGCGCTCAAGAAGTTCAGAATATTAAAGACACACAGAAAGCTCGCGTTAAGGGAATGCGTTGCGTTGCCGTTACGCCCGCATGGGAGTGGTTTAATATGCGGAAGAAGTATGGGCATGAGGCTATGCACGACAAGGGCTTCATCAAAGACTATCAAAAGCGTTTTCCGAATCTGACTCCAAATAAACTCTGATGCAAGAAGTCACTTACACCTCTATTTACGATCAGGTTCGTGCTCTTGCTGGTGTCTCTGATTTTACGACTGAGGAGCAGTCTCTAATTACGACGCTGGTTAATCGTCGCGCAAGGTTTGCGTATGAGGCTTCTGATTTCTGGCCACGTTGGTTGGTTGTGGGTGAACGGCGCACATACAGCGCAAATACGGTGAGTCAGCCATTCGTCATTGGTTCTACCTATACGATTTTGACGGTTGGCAACACGCCTTGGACTACCATTGGTGCTTCTTCTGCTACTATTGGCGTTACATTTGTGGCTACGGGGGTGGGTAGTGGTACAGGAACAGCAACGCTTAACAGCAACATCATCCCCTACGAGAAAGCTGGATCATCCACCATTGATACCTACCTCCGTATTCACAAAAGCTATCAGCCGTTCTTTCAATACTCCTCAGTGGAAGTTGAGTATTACGTCGATAGTTTGGGTGCTCACGTCATGGGCGATACGGCCCCAGCGAGCAGTGTTTTTGTGACGTATAAAAAAGAATTCGATGGTCCATATACGTCCAGCTCAACAAACATTCCCGAGGAATGGTCCAACTATCTTGGTCACGCTGTTTTTGTAGACTTCCTTCGACTGGATGCTCAGAATGAGAAGGCATTGGTTGAGGAGAAAGTTGCAGAGAGTATTCTTAAAGATCAACTAATGAAAGTTGATGTAACGCGATCAGTCGGCGTTTTGGCCCATCGCATCTCAACTCACGGAAGCCGAGCCTATCGGCGCAACTAACTGTTACTATCTATCATGGCCAACGCTAAAATTGTAAACACCCCATCTCAGGCGATTCCTCAATATGGTGCGCCTCATACACAGGTAACCGTAGGTCTCACTGCTGTTGCTCTTCTTGGAACGCTGACGTTGAATGCAGATACGACGCACGTTCTCATTCAATTTACGGGAGCGAATGCTCGCGTTACTTTTGATGGTTCTACCCCAACAACGACGAAGGGCTTTATTTATTCAGACGGAAGTACAGCCTATCTAACACGCAATATGGCTAGTGCGGCAAAGGCAATCCGAGATGACAGCACCAATCTTATTGTAGAGATTCAGGAACTTAATTTCCTCTAATGTCTAGTCCGTTTGAAAGTTCGATAAATTCAAAGCGTCAGTCGTATTTCTCTGGATTGCGTCCATCGTTTGCCGATCGTGAGTTTTGGTCGGATGTTTTGATGACCCCTTCAGATGCAATATCACCGGGCGAGTTTTATTCATTGATTACTTCTTCGGGCGACGGATTTACTGACAATTCCTCCAACCCCTTAATTGCATTTACGGTTTTATCGGGACCAACAACCATTAACCCGCCTGATGTGTTATATTCATTAATCACCTCTTCTTCTGATAGAATGGTTGATAGTTCCTCCAATCCTTTAATCGCAGTTACATAATATGGCCGACATTCGCATCAAAGACCTTCCAACCACGGCGTCACTAACAGCAAGTGATGACTTCATTGCTATTGATGGAACGACGAACGGCACGCGCAAGCTGAGTGCTGCCAACCCATCTGTCACCACGCTTACAACCAGTGGTGTAATTGCGCCCGGCGGTAGTGTGCATGGAGCAAATGGTACGGCTGCCAATCCCAGCTTTGCGTTTCTATCCAACCAAAACACAGGGCTCTACCGTATTGGTTTAGACAACATTGGTGTAGCGGCTAACGGTGCAAAGGTGTTGGACATTGCAACGACGGGATTGACGGTTACGGGTGCGGTGACGGTGGGCACAGGCGCAGCCGTAGGCGGTGCAACCGCTGGCGCGGGTGGTCTGGCGTTTCCAGCGACTGCCGTTGCTGTCGCGGACGCCAATACGCTGGATGACTACGAGGAGGGGACTTGGACAGGGACAATGACAGGAGGCACAACGGCACCAATAACACCAGTTACCGCCACGGGGAAATACACAAAAATTGGTAATGTGGTTACTGTTATTATTACTTTTAATAACAAAGATACTACCGGTGCAATTGGTCAACTACTTGTAACTGGATTGCCATTTACATCAACGAGTTCAATAAACCAAATTGGTTCTGTTGGAGTTTATGGATTAAGTATCCCCAACAAAACATTAAATACTTGGATTACGGCTAGCACTACAACCATTGAATTTATTTCTGCTGCTGACAATGGCGCTTGGTCCTTTCCAAGCATTACGGCTGGTGCAAACAAATATGCACATATTACAGCGACATATTTAGTTTGAGTTTTGATTGAACACTTAACTAAAGAAAAATTACGTCACTTATTAAAAACTAAAATCATTCCTATGCTAACCGAAATCACTTACATCAGCGAGTTTAACATCCAGCCCAACGGCTGCATCGGTGTTCGCAAAAACACCGACGTGCTCAAGGACGGCGAAGTCATTGCAACGAGCTTTTGGCGTTGCGTGCTGACGCCCAACGACCCGACAGCCGCCACGATGCTCGACGAGCCGTATTACGCCAAGATTGCAACGTATGCTTGGGGCCAGCCGTCGCCTAAGCCGTATGTGCCGCCGTCTGCTCCTGCGGTTTAATCTAGCGTGACTATTGCCGAGAGCTTTTTCGGCATTGTTTCGCGCACCTACGTCTGGTAGCCTTTAACATGGATGCAATTGAAATCCTTGTTAAAGGTTGGCCTATTTTTCTGGGTATGATTACCCTAATAATTGTATTAAGCAAACTGGATTTACGGGTGTCTGTTTTAGAGGAGAAGGCCAAGAGTCTATTTGATTTGTTTAATAAAAAGTAGGCCAATTTAGGATTCCTATTCTTAACAGTTGACTTCTTAATTCACAGATTAACCATTTCTTTGATGCCTATCATCCAAGCTCTAAACAACCTCTATAACGCCAGCCGTCGTGCTGGCCTAACTGCTGATGAGCATGATTTGCTCAAGAAGTGCGCGGAACAGATTCTAGCCGAAATTCAGCCCAAAGAAGCCAAAGACGACAAAGTGGTCGAGTTCGCGGATAAGGTGCCTTAAAACGCAAGGAATGGGTGTTTAATGGGCCTCCTAATAGATAGCGCAATAGCCATTAACCCCATAATCGGGCAATAAAGCATAAAATACGATCACTTATGGACATTTCAACTCTGTTTGCTGGTCCATTAGGTGGTATTTTAGGACTAGGGGGAGCCATCTTCCAGAAATGGCTCTCCATGAAGGAGGCAAAGGACAAGCATTCCATGAAAATGGAAGAGCTTAAACTATCGTCTCAGATTGATTTACAGAAGGCAGAGTTCACCCTACGGCAAACAACGGAGGAGTCTAACGCAACACTCTTTGGCAAGGCCATTGACGCTCAAGCGGGTCTTCGCCCAAGTTCCAACATGGTCTCGGATGTTGTAGCCTTGTTTCGTCCCGGCCTCACTTTGGCCCTTTGGGTTAGCTCCACCGTTCTATCGGTGTGCTATCGTAATGAACACCCAGAGCTGATGAATTTCATTATTACGTCCACATTCGGTATGTTCTCTATTTCCGTAGGCTACTGGTTCGGCGTGAGAACCGAATACAAGATGTCACTGGGGTCTTCTAAATGAACCATCCTAGGAGCGTAATTAGCGACGTTCTTGCCGTAGTTAGCGCATCATCTTCCATTGCCGCTTGGCAGGAACAGCTAGATTGGGCATTGCGAATCATTGCCTCACTGCTGGCCGTCACTGCTGGTATCTACTCAATCATTGCACGCTATCGTAACAACAAGAATGAACCCTCGTAATCTTCCGTGTAATAAGCCCCGACGAGATGTTCAGGGCGGTAAGAAGTCGGTTGTTCGCGCTTGTCAGGATGGTAAGTCAAAAGTAGTTCATTTTGGTGATGCCAATATGACTATTAAAAAGTCTTCTGCCGCTCATAAGGCGTCCTACTGCGCTAGGTCTGGTGGCATCAAGGGCACAGACAATAAGCTATCCGCCAACTATTGGAGCAGGCGCGCATGGGGATGTTAAAATTAAGCCATGAGCAAAGCTAACGAGAAGTACAAGTCCAAGAAGCAAATGATGAAGCACGAACGCACGGAGAGTAAGCGCGATCGTATGATGGAATATGGCAAGGGCGGTAAGATGGCTGGCAATGGCTGCACCAACCGCAAATCTTGCAGTTAATGCCACTCACTAAAAAGGGTAAGGCAATCTTTGCCGCTATGAAGTCTGAGTATGGCCCAAAGAAGGCCAAACAAGTCTTTTACGCGGCAGAGAACAATGGCACCATTAAAGGTGTTCATTACGCACGCAAAACTGTTCGCTAAGGGTGGTAGAATGACGCAATGCCAAGATATGCCTCATTCGGTCGGCTTGATAGTCAGCTAATTGACGATGGAGACACGGCTTTTGCCAGTCTCAATCAACGTCTTCGTCCCGACCAGCTTAAAGCGGGTGAAGTTGCCGTAAGCCAAAATGGGCGGATGGACGTAGATGGCTCTTGGCAGACGCGAAAGGGCTATCGGAACGTCTTTGCAAACATTGGCGTTGGCGCGGGAGGATTGGTGATTCCATTCGTCTTAACCACTTCTCCAGCACCCGCAATAAACGACTTGGCGGTAGTTGCCATTTACGGAACCTGTCTCTACTCGGATCAGTCTGCTGCCAACACTGAATACATCGTGTTGGCTACGGCGACAAAGGCAATCCTTGTAAAGACAAGCGATACATCTGTCTCTTACACCATAACCTATCCAGCTAGCAATACCGTTGAATCAACGTGCGAGGTTATTCAGTCGTTCAACTATCTGTTCATATTCCGAGATGGAAAAGTGGCGTTTCAATGGGATGGAACTGCGCTAACCGGATCACCAGTATTTACGTTGGTTAATAATGGTACATATACGCAACCATTGGTTTATGACACAACTGGAAACACCGCAATTGTTAATGGAGTTGTAACTGTTACTGAAGCTGGACACGCAATTCTTGCTGGAGACTTGGTTATGGTTAGTGATGCTGGAAACACTGACCTAAATCCGCTAACGGAATATCGAGTATACGCTAAAACATCTGGAAACTTTTCATTTAAGGCGGATTCTAAGGATATTTCTGGGGCCACTATTTCAGTAGGCAAGCGGCAGTCAATTGGGCTTGGATTCACGCATATGCCAGCCCCTCCTTGGGCCACCTATCACCAGCGTAGGCTCTGGATGCCTTTCAACTACTCGATGACCGGAACATCGGGTAGTCCTACGATTACGTCGCGCAATGTTAGCGATGAGCTAATTGCATCCGACATTCTGGATCAGAACACCTATGACCAGATTAAGAACCAGTTCAAAATGGCTTCTGGGTCTTCTGACTACATCGTTGGATTACAGGCGTTCGCAGAAGATGTGCTAGTTGTGTTTGCCCGCAACTCCATTCATTTGATTCGTGGAGTTGGTGGTGACTTGGATAATGCTAGCGTTCAAGAAGTGACGCGAGAGGTGGGCGCAGTTGCGCGTAAGTCCATCATGCAAATAGGGAATCAAATCCTGTTCCTTTCGGACAACGGGGTTTACAGCGTGGGCTTTGAGAACCTTTACAACCTACGCGGGGCGTCCGTTCCAATGTCGGAGCCGATTAACCCAATCATGGGTAGAATCAACAAGGCATATGCGGCGAATGCCGTTGGGGTCTATCACGACAATCGCTACTACCTAGCGGTTCCGCTTGATTCATCCACGGTGAACAACGCAATCATCGTATTCAATCTCCTAAACAACGGCTGGGAGTCTCTTGATATAATCAATAACAGCCAATGGAACATCATTGGATTCGTTCGATCTGGCGCGGGAACGGTTAATCGACTGCACACGGTGAGCAAAGAGGGTGGCATTCACATCATTGATGAAGCTGGCGACGGAGGATCAGACGGTTACGACAATGTGTGCCTAAGTATGTCTTCCCCTCCCCTGATTAGCCAGCTAGATATTGACTCAATCCTTACGACTCGCCAATACACCTATTCGACAATGGACAGGAAGAGATTTAACTCGTATGAGCTACACGTTGAAAGTGCGGTAAATTCTGAGTCGGATGCAGACATTTCAGTGGAAGTGGAGAATCCCGATTCTAGCGTAGAACTAGGCAGCGTCTCTTCAGTGTTTGGAAGCCTCATTCCCGCCAATGAAGATGCGTCGATTCGCGGACGAATTGGTAATAGGGCTGGATATGGATCACAGTTTACGATTGCTCCAACATCAGGGCGACCCAAGATTAGGGCCGTGAAGATTACGGCTGCGCTTCAAAACGGATCAACGTCATCTGTTAAATAAAATGGGGATTATCAAAAAAGGTTATACGTTTACGGACAGAAACGAGGATTGGGCTAGTAATAAAGCCACGGCAATCCGTCTGAATAAACTCATTGATGAGTCTACTTGGGATGGAGCAATCAATTCCGATGCATTTGCTCCAGACGACGGAATAACCCCAAATAATCCAACCAGCCTATCATTCTCATCCGGTGTTGAATCAATTATTCTTAGCTGGCTTTGGACTCAGAATACCGCTCCGTTAAAGACATGGATTTACGAATCTATAAATACAACGCTTCCAACATCTACATCATTTTTTGTCGGACAGGATCAAAAGACTTTCTTTAGAAATAATCTTGCTGCTGGTTCTATTCGATACTATTGGATAAAAGTAGAGGCTAGAAATGGTAGATTTTCATCAGTTGTTGGCCCATTGGCGGCAACCGTTGCCACTTGGCCCGTGACGGACACAATCACGGTTAATCTAGGAAAAAAGATTACCCGTTCATCCACTGCTCCAGCAAGTCCAAACGATGGGGATATTTGGATAAATACGAGTGATAATAATATTCTCTATCGTTGGGATACATCCTCATGGGTTCCATATGGAGATAAACGAGTAGATAGCATTGCCGATGAATATGTAATGATGGTTACGCCAACAGGTGCTGGTCCAAGTCAGCGCATCATGGGGTTTCGTGCAACCAATTTGGATTCAGGAAAGACGGTTAGCTCGGCAACACGATCCAGCAATGTTGTCACTATTACTACATCTTCGGCACACGGTTATTCTAACGCAGACTTGGTTAGTTTAACTGCTCTTGGATATTCTACCGTAAATCCAAACGGAAGTTATTTAATCACTGTAACAAACACTGTTACGTTTACATATATACTTCCAAGTGGAAGCGGGACTGAGGTGTATGGCATTTCAGGCGCATACGCTGCAAAAGGTACGGAGTTTGTAATTCAGGCTGATAAATTTGCGGTTATTGACTCAACTGGAGTTGGACAGATTGCACCATTTCAAGTTGTTGGCGGAACTACTTATATTAAAGATGCTTTAATAAAAGAGCTTTCAGCGGGTAAAATTACATCAGGAACGATAACAAGCCAATCACTTACTATTTCAGATGGGTCTACCCCAAATTCCGGTATAATTCAATCTTCTGGATTTTCTGCAGGCTCTTCAGGATGGCGCATTCGCGGAACGGGAGACGCAGAGTTCAACACGGTAACGGTTAGGAATGGAATCATTGCAACGCCAACGGTGACGGCCCCTACTATTACGGATGCCGTTTTTACCAATGCGCTTGTCATAAGTTCCACCATTGGCATTAGGCGTTCCACAAATGATGGTGTTTTGACAATTACGGGAGCATCAACAAACGGCTCTTCCAATGGAGCACAAATTGACTTGGTTGGAAACAACTTCGGGGGAACTGGCGCGGGCGGTTATCTGCTCCTGCAAGCGGGAAGCGGAACGGCATCTGAAATTAGGATGCACACCAATCTTAGTACATCCGCCAATGTTGGTGTTGAGCGAATGGTAATTGACACCTTTGGATTGGTTAATGTTGCTAGAAACCTTAGTTTTGGATCAGTCTTTACCAAAGACTCTGGCAATCTCTGGGTTGACAGCAATCTTTCCGTTGGTAATAACGGGGCTGGTGACTCTCCTGAAAATGTAAATACATTAACTGGCGAAATAAAGGCATCTGGATCAATTTATAGCACGGGTGCCGGTGCAACTCGCGTTGGATTTCTTGATGCAAATGCGGCATCGTCTCCAAATACATACGTTGGATTGCGTTATGATAGCGCAAATTCCAGAGCTGAGTTGAGGGCACTAAGCGGAGGAACGGCCTATCGCGATATTTCAATTGCAGAAGGAGCGCATATTATGTTTGGTGTTCACTCTGCAATTGGATTAAACCTAGTGACTGGATATATTGAAATAAAAGATAGTGCTGGAAATGTAAGGAAACTTGCTGTTGTATCTTAATCTAAACCAATAATAATTTATGCCAATTCTATCTAAAGGACAGACGTTCGTAAACGGAGACACCGTAACCTCCACAAAGCTCAATAACCTTGTTGATAACGCTACGTTTGCTTCTGGATGCGTTGATGGTGTCAGCACTACGCTAGTTGGCGGTCAAATCATTGTGAGGGATAGTGGGCTTCTTCCGGTAAAATTGAGCACGGGTGCGCCAACGTGGACAAGCGGAGGCAATGTTAATATGACTGGCAATGTCACCGCAGATGGCACACTTGCTACTGGCGGCAGTATTTCCTCGTCTAATTTTATTCAATCGTTCGTTGGTTTTGAAAGCAACGGCTATCTCAATGTTGATGGAGCGTCAGCTTTTGCCGGAAATGCAACCTTTGAAGGATCAATTGTAGCCCACGGTACATCAACGGGGCGAACTGTTCCATTGCAAACCGCATCGGCAACACCAAATGCTATTAGTTTTGGCTGGAATGCTGGAGACCTATTGGTTAAGATTGACGGAACTAATTGGAAGGTTACGCTCACATCGGTGCCTTGAACCCAATAGAAGAAGCCAAAGACTACTACAAATCCAAGGGATGGAGTTTTGAGCAGGATTTGGGGTTCTATCTATGCCAAGGGTATGTTTTCAGCACTCCCGATAGGCTTCTTTTAGCAAAGCCAGTGAGAAAGGACGTTGGGGAGTCTGATTGGCATCCAGAACACCCCGACTGTTGGTATGTTCATTACGCGGCGGGCAATGGCGTTTTAAGCTGGTTTGTAGCTCAAGCACCGTATAGCTTGCCATTCATGGGTTGGATGCGTAATAAGGGCAGCAATGATGGCTTTAGAGCCTATCCTACTAATCTCCTCTGTGCTAAACTAAGCCTCAAAGAATATGGCATCCGTTAAAACTCCAACTCCACCACCCGCACCGACCCCGATTAGCGCGGCGGATGAATATCGTAAGACGGCTGATATGATGTCTGATCCGGCGTTGCAGCAGAAGATGCTGGACGTTGAGAAGCAGCTTCGTCCTCAATATGCTGCGCTCAATCTAGCTGACTTGCAGACCTATCAGGGCGGCTTGCTGGGCTTGCAGGAGGCCACCACCCGCCAATCTGCTGCATTGGAGCGTGAAACCATTGCTGCTCAACGTGCGGCAGACATTGGTGACGTGGAGCGTTATGGCGGGCGTGCAACGGCTGCAATGCGTGCTGCTGACCCCTATTCTACGCGCATGGCTGAGTTGAGCCAACAAGCGGCGGAAACTGCCTATGCGGCTTCTGGTCGGGTTACTCCTGAGCAGATGCGTGGGGCGCAACAGGCGGCACGGGCGGGCGGGCTTGCGCGTGGGCGCGTGGGCGATCAATCTACCATTGCTTCTGAGATTCTGGGGCGTGAGGACATCCTTGCTCGGCGTCGTGCGGAGGCTGCACAGGCTGGTCAGATGGCTTTTGGCATGAATCGGTCTATTAGTGCAGACCCATTCCAAGCCATTCTAGGGCGTCAATCTGGTGCCCTAGGCTATGGTGCTCAACAAATGGGTATGGCGCAGCAATTGGGTTCTCAGGCCATTGGGCCGCGTGCTGTGGACTACAACGCCGGATTGAACTTGGCTATGCAGAATGAGGCCAATCTTGGGCGTTACAACACGTCTATTTATGGTTCTCAGGCACAGGTTGCTGGGGCTAATGCTCAGGCTCGCGGGGCAATGATTGGTGGTGCGTTGTCCGGTCTTGGTTCTGCTATTGGTTGCTGGGTAGCCCGCGAGGTTTACGGAGAAACCAATCCTAAATGGCGTCTGTTCCGTGAATGGCTTGCGAACAATGCTCCAAAGTGGTTCCAAAACCTTTACAATAAGCATGGCGAGAAGTTTGCTGCTTGGATTGCAAACAAGCAACTACTCAAATCTGTCATCCGTAAATGGATGGACTCACGCATTGCAGTTGTTCTCAGCGTCAAGGGCGAATTGTCCTACAACTAACTATCATGGCTATTGCAACTGGCAGTCAAATTAGACCTGAACTATCGGCTGTTGATTACACGCCGTTCTTGCAAGCGTCTGGACAAGCTGCTCAGATGCAGGCTCAGGGAATCACGTCTGCCGTTGGTGGAGCCTTGAAGGGCTTTGAAAGCTATCTTCAGAATAAAGAGAAGGATAAACAATATCTTGGCATCATTAAAGCTGCCGATACGCTAACAAAAGGATTTGAGCCAATTCTTGAAAAGGTAGACCCGCGCATTGCAACCGCATTGAGTGATTTGCGTTCTCGGATTACCGATCCTAATATTTCTACTGCTGAACGAGCATCTGCTGCTCAATCGTTCATGGCACAAGCTCCATCATTGCTTAATGCTGGCGTTAAAATGCTAGATACGCAAACCGTTGTTGACGCAAGAACAGCGCAACTTCAGGAGCGGCGTGATGCTCTTGCTGAAAAGAACATGATTGCGGCTGCTTCAAAAAATGTCGCACTAGGAAAAGAAGCGGGATTTAATTTAACACCAGATCAAGAAAGCGCGGTAACTATTGGTGCTGCTAAATTAATGAAAGAGGGTAAAACAACTGAACGAGTAGACAAAATTATTAATGGAAGAACCGTTCCCGTTGAAGTAACTACTAATTTAATTACTGGAAAAGTTTCTGAATCTGTAATTAGGGAGCCGTTCCAGAGTCCAGAAGACATAGCTAAGGGGGAAAGCAAAAAAGAATATATTAAAGCGGGTGCCGAAACCCTTAAGAAACTAGATTCTGATCTTGAACAGGCAAGGACTCAAACTGAATTTGCCAATCAATTATCTGATGCAATCGAATCCGGTGCAACTACGGGAGCATTTGCTTCGGTTTCTGGTGGCGTAAAAAACCTATTGGAATCTATTTTTGGAGGAGACTATGGTGCTTCAACTCAACGTCTTTTTGAGAAGGGCGCAAAGGGTTTGACGATGACTCAGATTAGGGCTATGTGGAAGGGTCTTGGCACAATGTCTGATACTGACTTAAAGGAAGGTATTAAAACCTACGGACTAATCAATGACCCTAAGAAGGCTCTTCAGTATTACATCGAGTCGGCAAAAGTAAATAAAGATCGACTTGAAGAAAGGAAGAAACTCTCAAAAGAGTTGATTCGTGGAGGCGCAACACAAGATGAAGTTGTAGCTAAACTTGATGATTTGATTTTGAGTGAAAGACCCATTTCTGAAATTGTTAAAGAACAGCTTGGGCTGAACGCAAAGACCGACATTCCTGTTAATACAAGCACGCAATCTAATCAGCCAAAAGCAAACTTTCCGTCTCAAGAGGCTATTAGTGCGGAAATAGCAAGACGCCGTAAAGCTGGAAAATAATATCAAATCATGGCTATTGATCTAACGAAACTTAGCAATGAAGAACTTGTTGCACTTCAGTCGGGGGATTTGAGCAAACTATCCGACGAAACGCTTAAGTTAATTGATGGTGGGTC